GCTCAAAACATTGATAAATTTGTAGATTTAGATATTGCTTTAAAGGTAGAAAATGCTTTACATTCACATTTAGAATGCTATGTTATAAATTATAAGGATAAAATGTATGTTTATAATAAAGATGCAAGAACAGGCTCAGCTTTTTATGAATATAATTCAGCTAACGACTTAATTAATGATGTTCAAAAAGAGCTAGATTATGATTTAACAAAATTCTTAGATAATAAACTTTCAAAAGAATTGAAACATTTAAGAACATTAGAGGACAAAGAAATGCAAGTTAAAGAATCAATTAAAAATATAGATGAAGGATTAGCATTGTTAAAAGAGCACGAAGAATTGGTAAACGAAGATGAAAATTTGAAAAAAACATTCCAAAATTTATTAATTTCTAAACACGAATTATACGAAAATTTAAAATTAATCGCTGAAGATAAAGTTAAGGCTAAAAGAATGATTTTATAATTAATTGTAACTAATTAAAAATGAGGGTTTTACGATAGTAAGATCCTCTTTTTTGTGTGAATAGGAGGGTTTTACGAAAGTAAGATTCTCTACTTTTTTATAAAAAATTTAACAATATTATTACAAAAAAACTTTTTTTATAAACTTTTAATTGTTAATAATATATAACATTATAATCAGACTAAATTAACATAGTATATTTTTTAGGCATTTAAAATTATTTTAAGGCATTTTTATATAAAAAATACCAAATATATTTATGATAAAATCCCATCTCAAATGGAAAAAGGAAGAATGCCAGGAAGAGTCTCTAAAATATAATCATAAAGTAGATTTTATAAACCAATCATATGGTGCATATCAAGCCGCACTTAGGAATAAGTGGATTGATGATATATGTTCACATATGACGCCTTTGGGAGGTAAATGTAAAAGATTAATATATAGAATAATATTTCCAGATAATTATTGTTATGTTGGATTGACAAATAATTTTGAAAGAAGAATATATGAGCATTTAAATAAAAAAGGTACGGTGTTTCTATATATACAAAAAACAAACTTAATGCCTATTAAATTTGAAAAATTAACTAATTATATACCAATAATAGATGCACAAGTACAAGAAGAATATTGGAAATGTAAATCAGAAGATGATGGTTTTATATGTTTAAATATTGCTAAAACTGGTGGTGTTGGTTCTATCAATTTAAAATGGAATAAAGAAGAATGCCAAAAGGAAGCTATTAAATATTATACTAGATTTGAATTTCAAATAAATAATTGCTCAGCATATAATTCTGCAATTAAAAACAAATGGTTGGATGAAATTTGTTCACACATGATAGTAAAACATAAAAAATGGACAAAGGATGAATGTAGAATTGAAGCATCCAAATATAAGTATAGAGGTGAATTTTCTAAAAATAATCGTAAAATATGGGGATTTGCGCAAAAAAATAATTGGTTAGACGAAATATGTTCTCATATGCTATTATTGCATATTAGTTGGAGTAAAGAAGAGTGTCAAGAAGAAGCATCGAAATATAATAGTAGGAACGAATTTAAAATAAACAATCATAAAGTGTGGCAATTTGCACAAAAACATAAATTTTTAGATGAAATTTGCACACATATGATACCATTAAGGCACACTTGGACTAAAGATGAGTGTAAAAAAGAAGCAAAAAAATATAAAAATATAACAGAATTTGCAAGAAAAAAACATAATATTTATGAATTTGCAAGAAAAAGAAAATGGATTGATGAAATAAAAAATAAATAATAATATGGCGAGATATATTGATGATACGGAATTCTATTTCGAAATTAAGATTTCGAAAGGTCGTGGAAAATTAACCAGAAAAGCTGAAAATATGATCATTAAGATTGGTGAGGAAATGATTAAAAAATTTGAAAGAAAATATAAAACATCTGATGATAAGTATGATTGTATGCAGCAAGGTATATTAATGATGCTGCAAAATTGGAAATTATTTAATGAGAAAAAATATTCTTCTGCATTTCCTTATTTTTCTGAAATTTGTAAAAGGGGTATTGCAGGTGGGTTAAATGTTATTTATCAAAAAAAGAATAATCAAGAATCACCAAGAATGGTAAGTTTAAGTCATTCAAACGATGGTAGAGGATTACACAATATTTAATATTAAAAATTAATATATAGTATATGGCACTAAGAGATTGGGTTAGAAACGACGGATTCATTGAGTCCTATCCACCACCTTCACAAAATACATATAGAGGTGATGAAGAATTTATTATGTTAGTTAGAGATATACAATTTCAACAGATACAATCTGGTGAATATAAATCATATCCTACTTTATATGATGTTGCCTTGGCGAATAGAGGTAGGAATTATATTAATGTTACAGATAATTCTAAACTTCAGCAAGATTTACCTGATGTTAATAGAAATAGATACTAATCATGTCTATGAATCATTCTAAAATTGGAAATAAAAGATTTAAACAGGGAACATATTTACTTCAAAATACAGATAAATATGTAGGTAAACTACCAGTATTATATCGTAGTTCTTGGGAGCTTGCGTTTTGTAGATTTTGTGATATAAATCAAAATGTTATAAAATGGAGTTCTGAAGGTTTAGAAATACCTTATCAAATATCAAATAAATTAGGTCAAATTGAAACTCACCGTTACTATCCAGATTTTTATGTTGAAATGATTAGTAATGATCCAGAAAAACATGATAGAATTCTTATTGAAATAAAGCCTAGACATGAAACAGAACCGCCACAACCGCCAAAAAAAGAAACTTTAAAAATGCTAGAAAATTATGAGTATTCTTTAATGACTTATAAGAAAAATCTACATAAATGGTCATTCACAAAGCAATGGTGTGAAAAAAGACATATTAAATTTATTATTATAACAGAATTTGATCTTAAAAAGAAGGGACTAATTCCATAAATTAATCAAAAAAAATCATTCTCTAACTCTGATTCTTCGTTTATTTTTATAATTTTTTTCTTTCTTTCATCAGCTTTTAAATGTGTAATAGCATATATATTTAAGTCTGTGACAAGCTCTTCTTTTTCATCTTCTAAATCTTTCATATCTTTTTGAATATCTTTTTTGTAATTAGAATATGAAGTATATACATAGAATTGAGCTTGATGTATTGAATTTTGAATATTACTAAGGTTATAGTAATAAACATGATTTAATAATAATACAAAATTGTTTTTTTTAATAATTAAGAAAGGTCTATCCGAATTTTGATATGATATATATTCTCTAACTTTATCAGCACTATTACAAATAGTAGAAAATTCTTTTGTAGTCTTTGGTATATAATAACCATGTGATTTTATACGGTTTATAAATGGTAAAAAACATTCATTTATAGGTAACTGTATATTATAATTGTCATATAACTTATCTAATATTAGTCTATTCATTTTTTTATTTTCTAATAATAATCTATTATATGACCATGCTGCGTTGACTTTTCTCAAAGTTTTAACTGATAGATATAGAGTGCTTATAAAAAGACACATGTTTTCTCTATTATTAAAAAATTCTGGATTAAAATTATTTATATTTTCTATATTTTTTGTGTTTTTTCTAATAGTGTACAATTCTGCATTATTTTTTAAAGCATGATTTAATTTAAGTGCAGTTGGATAATTTGTACCCCAAAACCAAGATAATAATTTTCTTTCTGAGTATAATTTTTTAGTTACGATTGTATTAAATGTAACAGGAAGATTTAATTTAAAAACAAAACCTATCCATTTCATTTTACTAATAATATAATCTTTAATCTCTGATGATATATTTGTTGGTTTACAAGGAATAAATTTACTATTGACAGATCTAGATATACTTCCATTATTTGTGTCTATATAATATTTTTCAAGAGTTTTAACTGATTTGTATCTTTTGAGTGATATTGATACACCATATGATATGCTTTCTTTGACTACAATATGAACTTTTTTGTTAATAAATACGACTATTCTTTGAGAATATATTTTATTATTTTCACTTAATATAAAGTATCTAGCTGCTTCTCTATTTTTATCGTAAATTTCGTTAAATTTTTTAAAAATGTTGTCCGTGTTGTCAGATATAATTTCGTATTCCCATTTTTTATCTTCTTTTAGATTTATATTTTTATTCATAATTAAAAATTTAAGTTTTTATTATTTACTATAAATATATGAAAAAGTTTTAAATTAAAAACATTTAATTCCCTAATGCTTTTAATTTCAAAACCCTATCATTCATATTATTTTTCACCAACTCTAATATTTTTCTATGACACATAAAAGATAAATCTTCATCTGATATAGAATTTAAATTGCCTATATATTTCTCAAAATTTCTAAAAGTTATATTTTTATCATCTTTAGTAAAAATTGATGGAACATTTAATAAAAAATTGATGATATTCATCAATTCAACATCATCTTTTTTGACTCCCCATGTATCACAATATCTTGGCCAAAAATATCTATCAAGAATACCTTGAGATGTATACACAGGTGTTGGAACATCAATATATTCTAACTTTCCAAGAGTTCCAAAGAACCTTAAAGTTTTTTCTCTTAAATAATCTGGTGATGTTGTTAATATTTGATTATCTATTAACATCATTCCAGTATAAGTAAAAAGATTCATTATTTGCTGACTTTTCATAGTGTAAAGATATAAAAAACATTTGAAATAAAAAAATTTAATATATAAAGTATGAATTTTACAGAAGAAGTTAGAGCACTTTTTGGTCAATATAACAATAATATTAAAAAAATTAGAGACGATTCTACATTAATGTTATTTACATACATTTTAAAAACACCAAATGTTCAAGTGAGAGCAACAAATTTGAAAAATGTTCAAATAGGAAAATTTTATATTATTAGATATAATTATAATGGTAATAAATTGTGGTGTCCTATTTTAACAATACCACCAGTGCCAAATAAAAATGAAAATGGAGTTTTAGAAAGACAATTAAAAATTGTAAATAATAAAAATGTAATATACGCTATTAATTTCGATTATTTACCAATAAGATATAAAACAGCATTAATAGAAAATATTGTAGATAATAATCTAGATAGATATGAAAAAAATATGGATAAAATTGCAGATGGTCAAAATGTTAAATCTGAATTTAATTTTAATGTTAAATGGATCTATAATTTTTTAAAAACAAATGGTCAAAAAAATTATGCAATTACTGCATATGATATATCTAAAATAGATAAAATATTTGAAATATCATCTACTATTTTATCAAGATTTGTTTTTTTAGACACATACTATATCAACAATAGATTGATGTATGAGACACTTAATTCTCTTGATAATCAGATTCTTATAGAAGATTTTACTAATAAAATAAAAATGTATGAAGAAATATTAAAATTATATGAATCTGATGTTGAACAATTTTATAAATCTTTAAGAAATTTTGAGAAAAATTTAAAATTAATAGAAGGATTATAGACTCTTATATTTTAATATATAATAAAAATTAAGTTAAAAAATGGCAACATATAATAGGTATAACCAACCAAATTCAATGTATGAATTTGGTAAGGGTAATGTAGGTAGAAGTTTTGGTAATAAGTTATTAAGAAGAATAAGTAATTTTGGAATGAATGACCAAGAAATGGTAGTTAAAAATAGTTTAGCTATTGGCGCTTTTCAAGATACAAGTAATTTACTTTATGAACCAGGTACAAATATGTACGATTTGTTTACTAAGAAAATCATTTCTAAAATATTAGAAAAAAAATCCATAGCATATTTAGATAGAAGATACTTAGATAAAAGAAAAATTCTACATCAATATGCAATTAAAGAAGAAATTAAAGATTATATTACAAGAATTGCAGAAGAAGCAATAAATTATGACGATGATAATTATTTTTGTAGTATAACAGATTTGCCAGATAATTATGATCAATCTATTAGAGTAAAATATCAAGAAAATTTTAGAAGAATTTATAATGCATTTAATTTTAATGATGGATTAACAGCTTGGAATTTTATGAAATCTTTTTTAATTGATGGATTTTTATCATTTGAAATTGTTTATGATGATAATCAAAAAAATATAATCGATCTAAATTTATTAGATCCATTAACACTTATACCTGCATCTGAACCAGGAACAGGTATTGTTGTCTGGATTCAAAATCCAGATATTCCACAATTAAGAAGAGTTTTACTAGATGCTAACATCGTTTATATTTCATATTCAAATAATTTAGATTATGATGAAACAAGTTATGTTGAAGGACTTATCAAACCTTATAATCAACTTAAATTATTAGAATTCACTAAATTAATGTATAATTTAAATCAAGCATCAATTTACAAAAAATTTATTATTCCAGTAAATGGATTAACTCGCCAACAAGCAGAACA